TGTGCTGGCTATTGATGCCACTCCACTGGTTTCTGTGATCACTGTGGTGTTGTTAAGTTTTAAGATTGCCATTATTCAGGTACCTCTGCCCATGTTTGTGACTCTTCATTCCAATTATGGATATTATTATCATCAGGATATGGCACAGGTGCTTCCCATAAACAAGTTTCTGCATTCAACTGCCAACTAGGATAAGGTTTGGGTGGAATAAAAGCATCTTTTGTTTCATCGTATGTAAATCCTATTCCAGCATAGTTTTTTCTCATTCTTCCTGGACTATTTTTTATCACAGTTTGATCTTCTACTGGTAAATTTGTTAATGGATCATAATACACACCACCTTTAATATTGTAAGATGTTTGAATCCATCGTTCATCATATAATCTATCTATATAATCTTGTTCTGCAACTATTCCGGTTGTAACTATGTTATTTTCTATTTTTGCATAATGTCCCATTATTAACTTCCTGTGAATCCAAAAGTACCACTGCTTAAAAAAGTATGGTAGGTATAACCACCTGCTGAAGTAATTGTACCGCCTGTTGCTTGGGTAGATCCAAGATAACGTATTATGACAATACCACTTCCTCCTGCTGCGCCTGTCATACCACCGCCGCCTCCCCCGCCAGTGTTTGCAGAACCAGCTGTACCAGTACCAGTATTAGATGCTCCACCGCCACCATTATATCCAGAACCCGAATTTCCATTATATCTACCACCTCCACCACCGCCAGCATAAAAACCATTGACTCCTGTAGAAGTAGCAGTTGCCCATGTTGAAAACGCTGCAGTACCCGTACCTCCTGCTCCTCCTCCATGCTCCGAGTAATTGTGTCCATCTTGTCCAGGACCTCCTGCTCCACCACCTCCACCACATGCGGCATTATTAGAGGATCCATACGTGGCATTGCCGCCACCATTTCCCTGTCCAACTACACCACCCCCAGGACCAGAACCTTTAACGTATGCTTCCCCACCTCCCGAACCTCCGGGTCTGCCTCTTGTATTAGCATTTGCCTCTCCTGCATAACCACCACCACCTCCACCACCGATGGCTACAATATCGTTTCCTATTAAACTGTCTCCTCCATTACTTCCAGGGACACCTCCAGCACCGCCTGCTCCTATTGTTACTGTTGTGTTGCCAATATAAATTTTATAGTTAATAGCACTCAGTACTCCTCCTGCTCCGCCACCTGCATAACCAGCACCTCCTCCACCAGCAATCGCAAGATAATCTACAGTCAAAAATTTTGTAGTATCTACAATAACTATCCACGTGCTTCCACTATATATTTTATATTCGTCAGTTGTACTGTCTAAGTATATGTCTCCCTTAACAGGATTGTTAGGTTGACTTCTTGCGGCTACCCGTAACACTGGTTCTGCAGTTCCTGTCTGTGTCGCTATGGTTTTTCCGCCTAGTTGTAGTTCTGCCATTGTGTTTACCTAAAAATTGACACATTGATAATGCTACTGTTATTTAAGGCACTATCATTGCTGTTAAATATATCAATACCAACGGTAGATGCAGTGCGTGTTTCACCAGAAACAGATTCATTAGCAATTAATCTTCCATTAGTTCCAAATTCGTCTCTAGCAGTTGCTAAAAATACATAATTTTCATCTGGCATTCCGATAGTAAAGTATACTACATATTGTCCTTGCGCTATCCTAACGACTTTACTCACATTACCTGATGATCGTATTGCACAATGAGCTTCAGTAGCACCATTTACCGTCACATTTATAGTGCTCGTACCATTAAAATTTACAAATGCCCTGCAACCGAAAAGTGGCAGTGCGGTATTATCTGCATTTGAAGTTGCACCATTTGAAGCAGAAGTATCCAATGCAGTTAAACTCTTAGGTAAGTTTGTTATAGTCGCAGTCACACTATCTGCTGAAGCTGCACCAACATTGGTCAAGTCAACCTTACCGCTGTTTTCTGTACCTAATGTCACACTTCCTAGTTTTAGGACTCCACTCATTCGGTTGTCTCCGGTTCATCTGCTGGTTCTGGTTCATTACCTTCTGCAAGCCACGTTAAGTATTCTTGATAATCAGTATTTGTAGTGTCAGGAGGGAATACTGTATCATTGGTTAAATTTATTATATTGAAATCATACCCATTAAGGTGATTATTATCTTTAAAATTGATAATTTTATATTGAATCATAATTCTGATACCACTAGGAAACTATTATTTACATTTAAAGAATAGACACTTTCATCACTACTACTATGTGAAGTTCTAAGCTTTAGTACTGTTGCATTTTCTTTCCAGGCACTAACTGTTACTGTGGCATTAGCATTAGTGTTGTTACCGGATCTGTGTATACTAATGTTTGCCCCACCTATTTTTTCTATGGATGGTGCGCCCCTTAAAGGCACACAAAGAGGTACACCAAAAACTATAGCAGAACCACCAGCCCCATTACCTGCAAAATAACCATTACCTATTGTTGTTGTGTATCTTTGGCATAAACTAAGTTCCATTCCTATTGGCCTGTGCTCGAACGGTGTTGCGACCGTGCCTTCTTCAAGCTGGACTCCAGTTAGATACCAATCCGCATTTGCTGTTGTAACAACTCCATTTTGTACATGACCCCCTAAAAAATGAGCATTAGAATAATTAGTCCAAGTTGTTGAACTTGAACTATTAAAATCTGATCCAGAAGCAAGAGCCCATACAATTCTTAGTCCTTCCCCACTGTCATTAACAATAGATCCGGTGCTGTCTGTATCACCAACTATACTAATAGTTTTTTTCTCCCAAGTGTCAGCAGAGTTTATTGTGTAAGTTCTGTTTATTATTCTGGTGGTAGAGTCATCTTTATAACCAGCAACTGCATATGTTCCAGTTACTGATGACTTAACCCAAAAACTTAATGTCACTGTTTTTGCTGAAGTAGTTCCATACTGTAAATCCTGCAAATCTTGAGCTTCAATTTTATAAGAAATATGAACTTGTTCATTATTTACAATTGCTAACTCAGCAGTACCTGTCAAAAGTTTTAACGCATTACTATGTCCTGTTGTATTTAAATCTGATGTAGACATTGAATACTGAGAAACTGTGCAATCATACTCATCTGTATTGCCAGTAACAAATTGAAACCTATCTAAAGTATGTCCAGAAGTAGTACCATCATGTGCAAAAGAAAATGAGGTTCCTCTTTGAGCTATGTGCATTCCGCCGTTGATAATCTTGTTGCGGAACATGAAGCTGGAATTTGGCACAATATCAACGTTAGATAATTTTTTGTTGTTATCTATAACCGTAGTGCTGCCAATCTGCAACTGGTTAGCGTCTACTGTAACAGTACCACCGGTGTTGTCTATTACCGTAGTGCCACTTAATTTTATTTCGCTCATAGGATACCTTTACAGTATTTATTCTTGTGATTCATCTGCTGGTTCTGGTTCATTGCCTTGTGCTAACCATGCTAGGTATTCTTGATATGAAACATTAGATTCATCCATAGGAATACAAGCTCTATCTTCTATTCTTAATATACAATCGGAGGGTTCTAAATCATATGTTAATAAAAGTTTGTACATTCTTATAACTCACTGTTTGCTGTATAGTGGAAACCATGCAAAGCACCAGTTGACATTACTCCACCACTTGCATAGGCTTCAAAACTATTTTCACCTATATATTGTGATAATGCAGCTCTATCTACACCATTGCTTGTATCCCTATAGTGTCCTAGTGTGCCGCTATAATAAGCATAAATTTTTATTTCAGGTAAACTTCGCTTACTAACTTTAAATCTTATGTCGCCTCTGTGAAAGGAACCGGAATCTCTTGCATTAGCTCTAATCATACCCTTTGCACTGTTGCCACCTATTCCATCAGCTAGATCATAACTTTTTTCGAAATACCTCTGGCACAAACTTAACTCCACTCCAATGGGCCTGTGCTCAAACGGTGTGGCTGCTGTGCCTTCTTCTAGTTGGACTTGTGCTATTGACAAATCAAAAGCAGATGTATGGGCAGAAGGAGAAAGTATTTCTAAAGCCAAATAACTGACATTTGGAGTACCTAAACCAGCACCTGTCAATGAAGGAATATTAAGTTGGAATGTGAATTTCTTCCAGGCTGTTGTGATCTCTCCAATATTAATTGCGTTGTTAGTACCACCTGTGCCACCAGTAACTTGCCTATAACGTATCTGTAGGTTATCTGCTGAGATTGTTGAGCTTGATTTTAAATATAGTGATAAAGTTGCAGTTTTTCCAGCAAGCGTCCTTACGTTTTCAATGTACTGTCCAAACGCCATATTACCTGCTGGATTAGTTGTAACCGTCCATTTTGCAAAATAGTCTGGGTTATTCGGTACTTCAGTTTGTCCAGGACTAAAATTTTCTCTTGTTAGCGTACCTGTGAAGGCACTACCTAAAAATCTCCATCTGTCGGTAGAATATGTATTAGTCGAGTTAGATATAGTAAATGATGTTCCTCTTTGCCAAATATCAAAGCCACCGTTGATAATCTTGTTGCGGAACATGAAAGCTCCACCACCTAGGCTAACATTAGTCAGTGACACTTGCCCTGTGCCCTCTACGCCAGTGTGTGTTGCTATTGTATTTCCGCCAACTTTGAGTGTTCCTGCCATTACGCTGTTCTCCTTAGTAAAACAACTGAACCATGGGTTACTTTATGACATTTCGCAGTCTGGTGGATATCAGACATGAAATCTACGTAAAACGTAGCTCCTGCAGAAAAATTTGCTACATAGGTTAATGCTGCGCAACAGTTTGTATCAGTGCTATCTGCTTGTTCAATACTGTCTCTACTTTCTTGTAAGACAACACCATCACCGCTGTATAATCTCACAGCTACTCCACTTTCATTATCAGATAGATATCCTACAAAATTTATCTGTATTAGATAAATTCCTGCTATGGCTAATCTCACTACGTGATTACTTGAAGGTTTGGTAATATTAGTGGTATCCCCTACGATTGTTTCCCAGGTTATATTGCCTTGTGTGTTTAAATGATTAATTAATTTCAGTTGCGCATATCCATAAGCTGCGTCACCGTCAATAATACCTTTTTCAATCAATACATTATTTTTAAGGATAGGTTCGTCTGTACCTGATTGAGTAAATACGGTTTTTCCACCAATTGTAAGAGTTGCCATTATTCAGGTACCTCCGGCCAATCAACATTTGTCAAATTACCTTGATCATCTAATTTTGGTTCTTGTGTTTCTGGTAGATCCCTAAGTGATTGTAAATATGTTTTCCATTCTTCAGAAACTACTAAACTTTGACTGTATGCTTTTATTGTTACCCAATCTGTTTCTGCTAATCTACGATTGCGTTCTATGCGTAGCAAGCGCATTGGTTCTAGTGCTTTTAATTCTGTTATTTTTTCTTGAATTTGTTCCCATGAAGGTACTGGATCAATATGATCAAAAAATTCAATGTAATTTCTATGTGTTGTTCTTACGGAATTTTCACCGGCAAGTGCAATTCCTGCTTGGTATAAATAGTTACTCATTGTTGGACTTCCTGCACTATGAAATAAAAAGCTACATCTGAATAAGAACCTCCAAGTCGGCCCCAATTGGTAACATTAGCCGTAGTATCATCATGCGTTGCAAATTCCATTGTTTTACCAGATTCTTCAATTCTAAGGATCGCATGTACATCCACATTATTTAAATCCTCCAAACAAGTATAAAGAATTACTGTAGATTCTGCTGCATGATAATTACCTCCACCATCATAACCCATTTTTTTATAGGTTCTTCTATTTTCACTACCCCATTGCACACCCATTGAGTACCAAGATAAAGACTCTATGTTAGGTCCACCATAAGAAATAGTACCAATTAATAAATTACCTTGCTTTGCACTAAAATTAGGGATAGTCAAATATGACCCTTCCGAATCCTTCAACCTATAAATGCCATTTGAATCTAATGTAGCACTGAGTGTTCCACTTGAAGCTGGTGTAGTGGCATATGTTACATCTACCTGTGAAGATTGAGCTACATATGTGGTTACACTTCTTGTTTGGATCACATGTCCAGCAGGGAATTGAACATTGTTATTTAAACTGAGATTTCCAGTCCCATTATCGTGACTTGCTAGTGTCTTACCGCCTACTGTGATTGATCCACTCATCTTATATCCATTGTACCTGTTACGTCAACAGTGCCTGTGACTGAGATGTTGTTAAACACAGTAAGATTGCTGGTTTCTGGCACGGTTATGCTACCACTGACCGTGATAGGTCCAACCAGAATGGCTGAATAATTATCAGTTATGGTTACTGTGTCACTGTATGTTGTATCATGCATCATCAACTTACCATGGAAGTTATCTGCGTATAGTGTTCCTGACATATGTTATTTATTCTCCCGGTTCATCTGCTGGTTCTGGTTCATTACCTTCTGCAAGCCACGTTAAGTATTCTTGATAGTCTGAGTTGGCTGGGTCTAATGGAATCCATAATTGCTGTTTTAGATTTAAGATATTTACAATATTGTTATTTTCTTTTATTAATTTATACATTATAACTCTGATGAAAATGTAGCACCACTGTTAACTGAATCAGGAAATATCATATAACTTGTCCCAGTAGTAAGTGATGTTGAGGAAGTGAATCGTATTGTTACCTGTTGAGATCCACCAGAATTGCTCCTATAAGAAGTGGTTCCAGAAGTTAATGTAGTTGATATATTAGATACACCTCCTAAAGCGACTCTATCAGAAGTGATTGTGGCTATTGTTGGGGTACTTCTCATTGAAACAGGAAAATATATATTTGTTTGTGATAATGTGCTTGTGTAGGGATGTATTATCAACCCACTAAGTGATGTAAAATTAAAGAAATACCTTTGACACAAACTTAATTCCATTCCTATTTGACGATGCTCAAATGGTGTGGCTGTGTTGCCCATTTCTAATTGTACTCCGGTAATGTAAAAACTGTTTGCAATATTATCACTTAGATTAATATTTGTTGAGCTTACCCTGTTTGCATTAGTCCTAGCATCCCATGCTGTTTGTAGTGTACCACTGGTAAAGCCTGTGCCTGCCATTAACCACCAGCTTAAATGCAAAGAAGCAAGATTATCATTATCAAGCGCCCCTGTAGTATCACCTGGAAATGTAACACTGTGCCTTGTCCAAGCAGTGGTTGCTGTAAATTGTGCTGATATACTGCGAGTGTTATCTCGATCGTCTAGCTCTACAGTGTACACCCCGGGCTTGGTGGTCTTGCTATACCAACTCACGGTCATTGGCTGTGCAGCACTGTTGCCTTTTACGAATGATTGTAGTTCCTGACCTTCAAACTTGTATTGTATGCCAAAATGATCTGAACCACCAGCACCACTGGTTGCTGTGTTGTCTATCAACAAACTTGTTGCAAAGCCTGCAGGTGCATCAGTGCTTTGTGCTAGAGTATATTCACCAAATCCGCTACCAAACGTATGCCATCTATCACAAACCACGGGTTTTCCCGATGCGGTGACACCTGTGACTGGTGTGGTTGAATACTGTGCTACTGACATACTGCCATTTATAATCTTGTTTCGAAACATGTAGCTGTGTGCAGGTACCACACTATCTGCCAGTGTGGTATTCTTTATCTGTCTTGAGCTGTCTATTACCTCAGTTGTGCCAATATTTAATTTATCAGTAGCAACTGTGACAGTGTTTGCGGTTTCACTGATTATGTCCTGGCCACTGCTGTCTTTGAGAGCATGTTTCAGCTTTACACCAGCGCCTCCTGGTCCTTGTTCTATTTCATCTACTTTGATTATACCTGGCATAGTTATTCTTTCGGATATTGTTTCTTAATTTCTGCCACACGACTCTTCCATGCAGTTAAACCTTTCTCAGTTATAAATTCTAATTGTTCATGTGGAGAACCATATGCAGTCAATCTTTTTTCTTGATAAGTGGGTTCAGGTTCTGCTATTGGTTCAGGTGTTGTTATTTTCGCTATTATCCATTCAACACCATTAAACACACAAGTTTCTTTGTCAGTATCAAACTCCGGCGGTGCGACTTCTGTACTGTCCTTGGGTAACAGATATACATTTTCTTCTAGGGGACTTCTTTGTCTACGTACTGGTTGTCCTGTGTAAATATTATAAGCGTACATGTTTTCCTAGTGTTTTATACAATACATAACAGAGATATTCCTAGGTCTTGTTTCTGACCCACCTGCGCTGGTTACAGTGACTGGTCCACCGCCACCACTACCAACAGCATAAAAATGACTGGAGGTAGCACTACCTCCGCCAAAACCTATACCGCCTGTGTTATGATTATGGCTTTTGAACAGATCGCCTTGAGCACTAGCAAATGTCCTGCTAGAATCTACGCCTCTAGTGTTGTCCCAACCACGCAGGAATTCTCCACGTAGATCAGGTACTTCGAAAACTGAGACTGGGTTCCAACTGACCCCGCTATCTGATTCAAGGTCTGAACCACTAGTAGTGCCTGAACCTACTGCTTGATATACTGCACCTGCAGCGTTTTTCCTATATTGGTTTGCGGTAATGCTCTGTCCTGATGCCCATGCAGTTACCCACTTCGTACCAATCACACCATACAGGCTACTGTAAGTCGATTGGTTTACAGCAGATCCGTCACACTCTAACCATCCTGCAGGCACTACGTCGGTGCCAAACGCTGCGATTGAACCAATAAAGCTGGCATTGAATGTAGCAGTGTCGTCACCATTAACATTTACTAACACTAAACCACTAGAGTTACGGATATTATTATGTAGGACAATAGAATTTGCAAGGGTTCTTTCTTTTAGATTATCTATGTGTAGTGAACTTGCCATGTTATATTATCGTTAAACTTCCATTTACTGTTATAATACTATTTACTGTTAAAGGACCAACTATCAATGCATTTTCATCTGCAGCTACTGTTACATCTGCATACATAGTGCTGGGATTAGCCAAACTGAGATGATGTGCACTTTCTCCCCGGGTAAAATGTTGATCACTGCGGAATCCAGGAGTAATTATTTCAACTGCCACAACATCATCTACCAACCTACCTGCTGCAAAAATTATTTTCCTGGTGGTGTAATTTATCGTGTAGTCTATTTCGCTCAATCGCAAGCCATTTAGATACACGTTAATTTTATCACTCGCACCAAAATTTTGCGTGACTGAAAACTCTGTTTGTCCGGCAGTGCTGGTAAATGTTTCTCGCATGTAACTGCTGCGAGCTATGTCTGTAAGTTCATTAGTGCCAACTACATTAACAATATCTCCTGACTCTGGTGCGGCAACAAAGGTAATCATTGTGCCTTCAGCATGGATATTGTAATCAGTACCTTCATTTAGTTTTATTCCGTTTTGGAATACTGAGACAAAATTACTGTTATATTTTACACCAAAAACTGTGCGAGTGCCATCGCCTGTGTATGATCTACTGTCCTGTACCGTTTCAGTGGTTGGTTGGTTCCCTATGTAAGGCATTACGCAGGTACCTCCGGCCAAATTATGTTTGTTAAATTACCATCGTCATCTAGTTGTGGTTCAGCTGTTGTGGGAAAATCTCTTAGTGACTGTCTATATGTTTTCCATTCAGTAAGTTCTGTGCCCTGCTCTAATCCTTTTGTGATAATCCAATCTGTTTCTGTTAAGAGTTGATTGCGTTTTTCTCGCAGTCTCCTTAATGCACGGTCATAAGCTTGATCTTGCCAAGTCTTTTCTTGCTGTTCAACCTCTGCAATATCTCTAGCATTACTCATTTAATTACCTTTTACTTTATTATTGTTTTATTTCCATAGCAACAATAGATGATATTCCACGTTCTTTATTTTCTAAATCATATGAACCTGTAGCTGCATTACCTGCAACATTTCTATTTGTATATAATCCAGTAGCACTGATATTTCTTGAATAGTGTATAGAAACTTTATAGGTAACAGCAGAAAGTGTGTTTGGCTGATCAAAATATTGATATTTCGCACTTTCCAAAGTATCTGTAGCGTCATCACCATAAAAACTTAAAGCAGGAGGTGTTACTCCATGAGCCATAACGTTTACAGAACCTAAACCACCACCAATATCTGGAATTCCAATTGCTGTAGAATCTCTTATAATTCCAAACATAGAATCATGAACAACATTATAATCTTCAAATTCTCCACACCAACCAACCTGTAACCAAATAACTGAATTAGTAAATCTAGGAGTTATGCTTACATTTAAAATTTCAGTGCCACTTCCAGCTACTCCATCACAAATTGGATAATGAGTACGTTTTACCATACCTGTCATCCTAGCAGTACCCTTAAACTGAGTATACTGTACTTGTAAAATATGTCCAGCAAAATG